TGATTTACCTTTCTTAGGCTTGAAAAATGCATCCGTAAATGCGTTTGAAAAATCATCTTCATCTATAACATAATTTTTTTTATTTGCATACTTTTCAATCTCATCGATTGCACTGCCGTATGTGTCATGGTAAACTTCATAATCGGATTTGCCTTCTGTAATCTCTTTGCCTTTATATTTTGTTGCTAAAGCTCAAAGCTTATCTATGTCTTCTTGTTTGTTTCTATTATATTTATTAACTTTATTCTTTTTTAAAATTGCACTACGCATTGTGCTTGTTCTTGGATCTTGCATCATAATAATTATAAATTTGCCAACATGTCTTTCATCTACAACATAAATTGCTTTGCCTTCTTTTACCAAAAAGTCTTTATCACCTTTCCCTTGTACAACATCTGGAAATTTACTAACACTTTTATGTTTGCGCAATAATTGCTGAAATAATTGATGTGCGTATTTGTTATTTGTAAGTTTATTTTTACCAACCCAATTTTCATATGCGCTTTCTTTGATTTCCTTTTTAGTCCCAAAATCACCAATTTGTGGCTTACCAGTCTTTTTGTATTTTAGAGCGGCATCTTTGAAAGTTTTCATATCTTTTGAATTATTAAACCAACTACTATCAATCATATTAATATAATCATCATCAACGTAAAATATTGCAAACTTATCTGTATTACTGCCTATGCCAATATATCCAGTATCGCCATTTTTAATGCCAGATTTCTTTTCACGATTGTAAAGTTGTTGAGCTTTTGAATATGCTTGCTTAAATGTTTTAACATTGCCAATTCCACCATGCCCGCCACTATTATCATAATACTCAATTTCAAAATATGGAGCTATCTCTTCTTTAATTTCTTTTCTGATTATTTTAGCTTTCTTAAAGTCTTTTGTATTGAAATCTTTTTTATTTTTGTTTCCGTATTCATCTTCTAATTTGAATGTATGCCCGCCTGTAGCAACCTGATACACCGTACCTTGTGTACCACCGTTAGATGCTTTCATTTCAACTTTATCGCCAATTTTTGGCATCATTGTTAGTGAATATCCTTTAAGGGCTTTCTCATTTAATAAATTAATAAATTTATATATTTTCATTTCTATTTCTCCTAACTTCTTATATAAATATCACTAAAAGCGATTTTATAAAATTATATTTCATTACACCGATACCTTAATTACTGGCGTCTTTGATTTGGTCCCAAACTTTTTAGCCAAAACCATTACGGTTATTACTTCGCAATCAATTTCATTTGGGTGTGACGCATTGCCTTTGAGCTTAACAACAACATTTAAACTACTTTTTGTATTTTTAATTATAATTTTATGCCCAACATTAATCATATTCTGAAGTAATTGATTAACTATTTTTGGCAAAGCCGCATCAATCGTTGCTTTAATTTCTTTATCTGTTATTACTTTACCAGTTTCGTCCTCGTGTCTGGACTGCCTTTCTATTGCGTGGTCAGTCTTATCAACATCCATAACAATATTGATTTTTTTCTGAAGTACACCAACGTCTGTTTTTTCTAATAACTTTATAAAGCTATATCTTTTCATTTTTATATCTGGTGTATTTCGCTGTCGTCGCCAACGTATAAACTAACTTCCCCAAATTTATCTGTAATCTTTGATAACTTGTCGCCATCTTCGCCACCATCATCTCAAAATCCAGCACCATGCCCGTTTCTTGTAAGTCAAAAATCATGACGCCAATCACCATCGTAATTGCTATCTTTATCCTCAAGAATAGATTTTGCTTTTTGATAAAATTTAGTCAAATCCTTTTTAGCTTCTGACTTTACCTTTTTTGAGCAATCATTAATTCCATAATTATCATCAAGTGGGTTTCCGTCATCATCGTTTGAACTCCACAATGCCGTTATAAGATATTGGTTTATATCGTCATTTGAAATACCTTCCGTAATAAGTTTTGTAAATTTAATATTCATTTTTATTTCCTCATATAATATATCGTGTGCCAAAGATTCCATAGAATATCACTTCCTACTCTTTGGCGTGTCAATATAAACTTTACTATATTTGTCTTCAGTAGCATTGATAATTTCTTGTGCGAATGCTTGTATATAATCTTTTATATTCTTTGTTAGTTTAGGTACATTTATTGTTCATGTCCCTTGGCGTTTATAATTTCTAACTCTTATTCAATTTTTAAGTATTAATTTTTTAATAATCTCAAGCCTTGCTTCTCCTTCAGTCCCCATTAGTTCATTATGTTTTTCATATGTAGCTCTAATTTTCGCGCTAGATGTTCCAAACAATTTTGGATTTCCTATAATCGCCGCTATATGCGTTATACCTGATGGGATAATTCTGCCATTTGGAGTAATTCAAAAACAAGTTGAATGTTTGATATCCATTTGTATATTTCCTCCTAATTTTTAACTTAAATATATTTCTCTATACCATCTGGGTCAATATACAAATCTCTACATGCTTTATTAAATGCTTCATATAAAGTATCACCATTTTTCATATCATACTTCATAGTACTAATAGCATCTTTTGCTTCGCTTTTAATCTCTTTGGCATCGTCATAATAACCAGTCTTCTTTAATCTATTTTCAAAGAATTTTTGAAATCCACCAGTTGGAAATTTTGCTCCTTCTGTTAGTTTGACGAAGGTCGCTTTTAACTCTTCGCCTATTATATTTACTTTTGCCCTTTGCTCTTGTAATAATTTTTGAAATTCTAAATTATCCATTTATTTTCTCCTATTTGTCAAAACCTAAAATTTTAACTTTTACGGAATATTTACCACCTGTTGCTATTGCTATTGTGTCGTCGGATATATCACGCACCAAAGCTTTGCCTTTCGAAAACCTCTTAAGGGCGGCTTTAGCTTGGTCAATTTCACTTTCATTTAATATTTCTAATTCTTCTACGATCATAGTTCTGATTTCTGATTTTTTCATTTATTTTCTCCTATCTTCCATAAAATGTGGTGCATAATAATAATCTCTACCCACAAGTATTTTTATTTTATATTTTCCCTATGTTACTTTTTCTTATATTTTTATATTTTTGTACAAGTTTAATTATGTTTTTAATAGCTTGCTCTTTCGTACTTTGATTATCTTTATAATTATTATAATCTATTAAAATTTTCATAGCAACATTTGACGACATACCTATATGCTTAACAATCAACTTCGCCGCTTTATTATAATCTTTAATTTTTTTAGAGTCATAATTTGGCATTTGCTTCTCTAAAAAATCAAAAATTTCACTTCAAAACTTTTGCTCTTTATCTTCTTTTAATGCTTGTTTTTTGCCTACAACCATTTCTCTTATTATTAATCTTAATTCTGATTTTTTCACCTTATACCTCTCCGATATTATTTTGGAAACCATGTTGCCCAAAGCATTGTTTCGTCAATATTATTCTTGTCTAATACACCATAGATTGCTTCAATAAACTCATCTTTTTCTATATTTGGATATTTCTTATAAAGCTTCTGATATTCTTTTTCCATCATATTAGATATTTTTGGTAATGATTGTTTGTATACAGTATATAGGTCCTTCATTAATGTTTTATATTCGGAGCCCTCTTTCAACATCTCTTCTTTAATCATTTGTCTTATTTCTGATTTTTTCATTTTTTGTCTCCTACCAATAAGCTCCATCACTCAATGACTTCAATAATTTTTCCGCATTTTCTTTAATGCTTTTTATCTCAATATCTTTTGCTGTTATAACTCTATCGCCTTTGCTAACTGCTTTTTTAAGTTTGGCTACATTCTTTTTTAATAAGCTTAATTGCAAATTTACTAGGTATAGTCCGGTCGCATTATCATCGCCCTCTTTCAACATCTCTTCTTTAATCATTTCTCTAATTTCTGATTTTTTCATTTTATATTTTCTCCTATGTGTCGAACTTCAGTACGAAGCCCATATCTATATTTCTATCATTCATTACTGGTTTTGCTAACTTGCCTGTTATTAACAAATTATGTTCATCATCATATAGTCCTATTGTTGTAATGTAAGGATTTCATTCACTTGAACTTAAAATTGAATCGATAGGCAAACCACTACCGCTAACAACTGTATTATATACTCTGGAACCTGAATACGCAGTGTCATTAAGTGTCATTGTTAATTCGCCTCTATTTATTGAGCAAAAGACTATGTTCTCATATATTTTGATTTTGCCTCTATAACTTAATGTTTCGAAATAACTTTCGCTTATATCGGTATAAACATCACTACCGGTATTTGTAAGAACAATGTCGCCTGTTTTATAAAAGATATTTCCGATATGTACGCTAGCAGAAGTTAAGTTACCATAGCCATCATCTATTATTGTATGTGACCCTGATGTAATTGAAAATGAACCTGTTCTTATTTCATCTCCAAATTTAATATTAGGAATGCCAATATAGGTAAATTCTGATTTTAGATCGTAAGTTGTAAGCCCTAGATTTCATTCGCCAAATGTTTCATATTGGTTCGACGAACTTGCATAGTAAATTTTATTTATAAGGTCATAAACAGAACGCTTTAACATTCCGTTTGAATTGGTTGGCTCTGTTGATATGTCATTAATTTCTGTAGAGTAATATTTTCCATATAGTAATTGAATCCAAGAACCTGTATCGATTGGCGATTTGTATATGTCACTATCTGTAAATGTCCAGTTTTTATAGGCAAAAAAAGGCGTGGTTGTGTAATCTCCTTGCTCTAAAGTTTTATAAATCTGTCCTTTATACATTACACATCTTCCTCTTGCCTATTATTTTTATTATTGATATTTTACTTTTTCAAATCTTATATTAATTATTTTTGCCTTTATTGGAGCATCAGTCATTTGACATATGTTTTCTCAATCACCTGCACATCCTTTTTTTGTTAAAGTCATTCTGCCTTCCATATCTGTTGTACCCATCTCATTAAGATTTTTCATTTCTTCCTTAATCATTTTCTTAATTTCTGATTTTTTCATTTTCTTTCTCCTAATGAAATATTGTTGTTAAGTCAAGAACACCACCGCATACAATCGATACGCAAATTCCTAACACTACAATTCCCATAATTATCCATTTAATTGTACTTTTCTTTATATACATCTCATACCATCCTTTAATAGTCAAGTCTAACTTTTACCAATAATTCTCTATCAAAACTTTTTTGTACTGGCTTACTTAATTTTGCGGTCGCTAACAATTCATTATTATCATTATATAATCCAACAGTTGTAATATATACTTTAGGGTCATTCCACATATCAGTATGTTTAATAACTCCATTTGAACCAGTTATCCATGTTGCATTATTACTGAAGTTATATTTTTTATTTTTCGCTCTTACAAAATAATGTGCTGAAGAAAGTTCTTCTTCATTTTTTACTCTGAAATACGAACCTGATTCAATTGCACCAAAGAATTGTTTATTTCTTGCAGTTGTAGTTCCTGCTCAAGTTATATCAAGTGATTCCGACACTTGAGTGCCATTCAATACTAAAATACCTAAATCCGGATAAGCTATACCGTATGGGTGGGCGGTAGCAGTTTCAAATCTTTCCCCACTTGCCCCAACCGTTCCACTAACAATATAATAAGCTTCGCCAACACCCGCACCAACAGCAACGGTGCCATAGCTTGGCTCTCTACTTTCATCAATCAGACTACTTCCTGAGGTATTACTTCCTGACAAATTTAATTGCCAATATCCTTTCTGTAATCCTTCTTTCAATTTATCTCTTTTGAAGTTAACAATAAGAACTTCATCTTTTGTATCGCCATCAGCAAATGTAAATTTACTTTCGCTTGTTGGAAGCAAAATACTTGCGTATTGTCTGTAAACCGCATCTGATGCCGAATATGTATTTTCCCACGAAGGGTCTGCTTCGCCTATGCCGCCATATTTTGCATACGAAATGTCGAATTGTACTTCCGCCCCACTATCAGAACTTCCTGTTTGATACACATCTAAATAATAACGTGATGAACTTAAAATTGCTTGAGCAGATGAAGTATAAAACGCTTCCAATGTGCCAGCATTATTTGTAAAAAATCCTTCTGTTACTGTTTGTTTGCCACCAAGGACTATATCGTCCTCTTCATTAAAGTAATTATATACACCATTACCATCTATAACATTTGTTACAGCTTCTTGGTTGCCTGTTTCTGTTAATGCCATTTATCATCTCCTATTTATATTAAATCTCATTTATATACCACTAGTTTGTCCAGTATTAACTGTACCATCAGGCAATACTTCTAATGCATTAACAGTCAATGTAATAATGAATGTTGCGCCTGATTCGTTTCCTTGAATTGCAATTGTAGTTGTTTTTAAAGAAGCTTGATTTTTTGCTATAATTCTAAACGAAGTTCCAACTGCCGTTAACGTTGTTACAACACCACTTGACGAAACAAGACCTTCGTGCCCTGCAATTCCAGATGCCTCAATACTTGCGGCAGTAGAATCAAAAAGTGTAATTGTATAACCAGTTTGGTCATCTACGCCAGAATTTGTTCCAGGTGTGATTGTTGATTCCTGATTGCCATTTAAGTTTATAGTACTACTCAAGCCAGCCAATACTGATACTCTCGTTTGGTCTTTGTTTAACGTAATTAATTTATTACGCATTGACAAATTGCCATCTGTACTTGCTTCCATTAATGGTAAGTTCTCAATTTTTATACCATAGTAATTTGAGCCTTGTTCGTTGCTTGAATCTCATAAAGAATAATCGACTTCATCGTCAGCAAAAGCATATTTGGTAATTTTGAAATATTCTTTACCTTGTGCAAGCAATTCTCTTCCTTTTTTTGTTAATACCGCATCTACTACAACAGTACTTGAATCTCCATTAATTATTGCCATAATTTTTTCTCCATATTTTTTGTAAATTAGAAACTACACTCTTTCTAATAAATATTTACATATTATTTTTTTAAGAACATTTTATCTAATTATCTTAATTATACTTATATTTTTATCTTACAATAAGATTAATGTCCCCACCATCTTGTGTAATTAATTTGTTATCTGATGTTATGCTTATTTCAACAGGCGCTTTGCCATCTAAAGTTGTATATATAGTTTGCAAACATCCAATATATCTTGGTCTTAAAAACCCCAATGACCTATCACTATTTAAAACATAATTATTTTCGCTATAAAATAGCGAACTTGAATCACTACTTGAATAAGGTGTATATCCACTTGCTGTCATAAAACTACATTTTGGATAAACCATAGGTGGCATAATCAGCGAACCAGTTGGAAATGATTGTATATCGCCATTAGAAAGAATATGCCACGGCGTAAATGACATATAAATATTTGGCAATTCTGTTGTGAATACTTTCGCACTACCTGTATCTGAACAATAATATGTTAAGAATTCTGCATTAACGGTTGCTTTGAATTCGCTTCCAGATGTAAGTGTATTATACGATGATATTTCACTATCTGTTAATTGGAATTTAATTGCGGAAATTGAACCAGAATGATATAAATCTTCTCAAGTTGGATTTGGTGTTATTGGAACTCTACTTCTTTGAAGTATATGCGGCTCAATCAATACACCAACTTGTTTTTGTGCCCTTGCTGGCAAGTTATCTCTAATCGTGTCAAACAATGACATATCATAATGTTTAATGTATGAAAGGTAGTCGTTGAAACTCATTGTAGGAGCATATTTTTCTCAAAAATCTTCGTTTATTTCTCTTAACTTAGGGTAATAGTTTTTAAACTTATCTGCTGGGTCGCCAATATAATCGTCGTAATTTGTATTAGAATATACCTCAACTATTCTTTCATTAATAAGGTTTGTTAGTGAGAAAAATACACCTACTCTTGGTGAGTCTAAAGGTGCATAATCATACGCTCTAACTTCACTTCTAACATCAGGTTGCAAACTCATACTTGTAAGTAAATAATTATTTTCAACTCTTGTTTTGTTTGCGACAACATTATATCCAATGCTTGGCATCAATGGCGTTGCCATGCTTGATGTCGCAGTATAATTATATGGGTAAGATGTAGTTGAACTATACCCGCTTGCTGTAATTATATTTCTACCCACTTGATTAGGCCTTGAATCATATATTGAAGTCGATACATTTAAATTGGCAGGGCTATCAAACGCATATCTTGCCTCTAAATTATCATATGGGCTGCCATCAGTTATACGTATGGATTTTGGCGATTTTGCGTGTTCAATAAAATCATTCTCTGTAATTGGGGAATTTCAAAATCTAACTTCTTGCATTGCAATATCAGACGAACCGCTTCCAAGAGTAAATGAGCCTGCGGTTGCAAAATCATTTAATGAGAATAGAGCATTGGAAGCATTACTTGAGTATATCATTTCTCCATCTTTATATTTTTTAACATACAATTGATTCGTTGAACCAGACAAAAGCATAATATTCCAAAAATCACCATCGAATAATCTTAATTCGCTTGAACTCATAATATTGCTTGAATCACTTGCTATGATAACGCCGTCTGTGCCAGATTTCGAAACATATATTTCTGTAGTACCAACTTTGAAAATTGATTGCCTGTCTTCTTTCGTGTTATACGCTGATGAGAAATTTATTCTCAATTCTGCTGTATCAATATTACCTGGCCAACTACCCGTAATATATTCAGAACCACTTATTCCTAATGAATAATCAAATACTTCAATTTGTCGCTCTGTATTTCAATCAGAACCTGTTTCGGAAGGTCCGCCATATTCATAAATGTCTAATATTGTCGAAGGAATTCCATAACAAGTTACTAATGCTTGAATACCTCTTTTTGTACCTTTTGTTTTTAATAAGTATGGTAAGTTATTTAATATTCTATTTCAAATTTCAACTGTGATATTTTTATTTGAAATTGACTTAAATTCGCTACCTGTGTTTAGATAACTTCCAGTTGAATCATACCCGAATTCGTACTTTCGCAAATCAATCAGGTTGTTGCCACTGTTTAATTTTATTCCTAATGCTTCTAATGAATCGTATATTAAGTCTTTAGAAAGTCCGAGACTAATATCATTCTCACGTGTATATAAGTCATTAAACCCGTTAATATAAGTTCAGATATTATCAAAGAAATGTCCCATCATATTTACGAACAATATATACTCATCATTATAAACGTCATATTTTATATAGTTTGGTATTGTATTTATTAATTTATGTAAATTTAAGTTATCAAACTCTGTAGCCCGCATTGACTGACTTTGGTACCAGTCAATTGCTTCGGATGATGTTGTTGGCAATAATGTTTGTGAATGCCAACTTCCACTCTTTGGCCAACTAGTAGCATAAGTATAATCTGTTGAACTTGATAAATTATATTCTCTATCGATTGTTGAATTTGATGATGATTCATAATATAAATATTTCTCATAGCCATCGAATCCATTTATTACTTTCCTCTTGTTTAATTCAACTTGACTTATTTCGCTTGTAATAGCAGTTGATGCACTTAAATCAGTAAGAACGGCACTTCTCGTATTGTATGTCTCTATTAATCCTAATTTATATACAAAGTTATCTAATTTTTCTTGAGCACTTCCAAAGTGAACAAATTTATCATAATCAGAAAAATCAATATTTAATTCTGCACTATCATAAAAACTTTGACTAAAATATTTATCAATTAAACTATTTGACGTATCTGTATTAGTTGTCAATACATCATTTCAAGTTTGAAAACCAGTATCATTCTCAACAACCTGATTGACAGTAATATTAAAGTTTGGTGCAGATAAAACATTGTAATCTTCTTCTTGTGCTGGTTCAGATACAATAACGGTATCTTTAATTTGTTCTGCAATAAGTTCTGAAATCCAAAGTTGGCTTTTTGTTTCGAATTCGTCAAATAGTGGTTCGTATAACTTAAATATTAAATCACCATTACCATCATAAACTCAATTAGTAATTAAAATTGTATTATTGTTACCAAAGTTTGCTACATAGTTTCCAATCTTATCTGCTTGGTCAGTAATTTCACCAAAAGAATCTCATTGAGTTGTACTTGCGTCATCAACTAACTTAACTTTTATTTCAGTTCTGGATGGAGAAATTTCTGTTATATAAATTCTATCACCAGTATTTGACCCTAATACATTTTGATAAATATTAAACAATAGTTTAAACTGACCAGATGTTAGGTCTATTCTGTCTAAATTTTCTTTGTAATTAATTCTAATTCTGTTGTTGGCCATTACTTATTCCTTTATGTTAATTGAACCGGTGTATTAGTCACTCTTTGAGTATTTATTATTACTTCAGTTTGCCCATTATATAATTCTCATGTATCATCTGGAACTTGATGTACGGATGCTATTTTATTATCCGACAAATCATAAACATGCATTTCTATTGTTATATCAAGAATTTCATCATCACTTATTGGATATTCGTTTAATGATATTGCCTTATCAAGAATTTCTTCATCATTTTTAGATATTAACTTTTTTGTTTCTTCCATAATTTATTCCTTATTGTCGTTGAAAATATCTCGGTACCGACCATTCGCCCCGATCTTCATTGTTATTTATTGCCCTAACTCTCCACCAAAATATAGTGCTATTAAGAAGCCATCCTACAGGCATCATTGTGGCTGCATCTATAAGGTGAGCTTCAAGGTCTTCTTGTTGTATCATTTCATTACTAAATTGGCCATCGTATGCCATCTGTATATCAAATGTTTCATATACAGACGTTCATGCGAGAGTCGGTACAGGATAGCCAGTTCCAATCGAGTAATTATTATTTGGAGACGTTAATGTTGGAGGGCAGGTAGTGGTTCTATAAAATTCCTATAGTCGTACTTGTATCTGAAGTATCACCAATTAATCTTTCCACTCTAATATTGGCATACTCTACTCAACTTCCAGGCTCCCCAATACTAGTAGTTCCTGCATAGATATGTATTTCTCCCGTACATCCTGAATATTCAGGATAAATAGGAACATTGGGCGTAACATTAAATTCAAAATATTCCCATTCTTCATTAGTGTCTGTTCCAGTCTCTCTTTTATATCAAGATCAGGATGAGTCGCCTCTGGTATCCGCCATAACTACTCAATATGCCCCGCCCGCATTCGTTCTTGCGTACCCACTTACTCTTATATTTTCAAAAGCATTAAATCATATTTCTGGAGAATAAATTTGGTCTGGATTAACGCCGTTATCAACAGTTCTAGTTATTCTTACTGCACTCCCATTATCAACTCCTGCAACTTTAAGTATATTGTCAGTAGAGCCCACGGTTCAATCATTTGGTGCGCCATCTGTTCATAATTCAAAATTTCCATTTGGGACAGGAACAAATAATTCATCTTCGTCGCCACTATTTTGTGTTTCTATTATAGTATTTAAATCATTAACTATAGTATTTAATGCATTAACTTGAGTAGCAAGAGAAGACGAGTCTTGAACAATCTGCCCAACATCATTAAAAGACACCGAATAATCGCCAAATTGGAAGACTATAATTTCCCCTTGACTTGCATTGCGAGCATTATTAACCAAATATTGATGTGACCTATCGTCAGGTTCAAAGTTTGGTATTGCAGAACTTGTGTCATTGAAAAAGTTTCAGAAGTTGTCGCTTGTTCTAATAAATGTGCCAGGCTCTACATATAATTCACCTATTACGGTATCAAACACTTCTTCTTTTTTTTCTGTGCTGTAGTCTGTTTTATAAACACTACTTGTTATATAATCATTCGTGCTAATTTTTTCATCAACGCTACTTGTTAAATTAGTTCCCATTACTCAACTACCTCAAACATATATCTATTTTCGAATATTCTTTCATAGCCCTCATCGTCTATTACTTTGAATAATATTTTATAATATCTTTCGGGCTCAAATTGATCCATTCATAAATCAAAATAATTACCATTTTCGTCGCAACTCATTTTTGTATTATCTGTGTCAAATGGAATTAATTCTAAACCACTATTTGTATCAATAACAGAATAGTAAGATGACGTTGGTAAATATTTTATAGTCATTTGAGCGGATGATGTGGCGAATGTTTTTGTAGGATACAATTCTCTTGGGTTTATCCTAAATCTTGGTTTGCCTGCTAAATGATATTTAGGTCTCATTCGTCTCATTGTAATATTAATATCATCAATTAATGTTGAGCCTGAAATTATTGGAGTTACCGAACCTGTTTCGTAGGACGAGTCATCTCACCTAACTTCTAAAGTTGGTTGAAATATTGTATTTGATTCTTTCGAAAAGAATTTAATCGAACCCAATGATGATGAACTTTCTTCATCGGAACCAGAACGTTTCAAAATAAACCCATCATTAACTATCGTATTGTCTAACCAGTTATTAACAATTGCTGTTACGTCCAAATGAAGGTCGGCTTTTTGATAAGAATATGATTGTGAAACTACCGAAGCTGTATATCAAGTTCCGCCACCTGCGGACGAACCCGTTGTTCCACTTGCTCACGAACCTGTTAACCACTCACTACCACTACTTGTATCTTTATATTTCCAACTTACGCCATCAGTAATTGCTGGACTATATGAAAATTTACCTATGCCCATTTCTCAACTTTCAGAAACTGGATGCCCGTATAATTTATAATCTAATGGGATTTCATTTGCGTCGGTTACATACATATTTAGATAGAATGATGCTGATGAGCTAATTGTTCCATCATTAATTGACGCAGAGATATTGCTTAAATCAAATTTAGTTAATATTCTTGATGAGTAAAATATACTATCTTTTTGATATTTTCTAATTTCAAGTATTTCATCTAAACCTGTATTTTGACTTAAATTATTTCCATATATCGTCGCATCCATGGAACTTGTTATCCTATAAATCATTTACTTTCTCCAATTTTCTTAATTCTTTTAATTCTCCAAATAACGTATCAGCATCAGTATAATGTCCAATATCTTTGCCCTTGTGTGTTAGGAAATAACTCTTACCTCTTGACCAATCTCTTCTATATGAATATTCAGAAGGTTCGGGTTTATATGGGTTTCTTGAAATATAAACCTTAAATTTATCTTGATGAATCATATTTTACTCTTCTTCCTCACCAAAAATATCTTCTTCGATTTGTTTTAAATCTAACTCTGTACCTTCTGTTTTTCACATTTTAACAATTCTAAATGTTAGCATTTTTCTTCCATTTATTGTTGGTTGGCCGTTTTTATCTGTGCCGAAACTTTTAACCTTCTCTTTCTTATTCTTAAACTTTCCAGTTAATATATCGTCATTTTTTTTTAATGGTAATTTTATCATTTGTTATTCTCCTTCAAATACATCACGAACAATTTGTTTCATAGAGCTTTCTTGTTTCAATTGTTCATGTTGTTGTTCGGCTTCAGTTTCCATTTTAATTAATCGTGTATAGTAATCTGGAAACTCTGCCAAATGATCTAGGGTAATTCTTTTAGCAATCTTCTTATCATTTGTATGTTCCATTTCAATCCCAATACCAGCTTGGAGTTCTGTGCCTATCACTTCAACATTTTTACCATCTCTAATACTTTCATTATATCTTCCATTATATAAGAATGATGACAACAAACCATATATTGTACCTTCTAACGCATGTTTATCAATATTTAACTTTTCAGCCAATTTATGCACTTGTGTATCGGTTGGGTTTTTATATTTTACAAAAAACTTTGCAATAATTTCCTGCAATTTCTCACTATCCACAATATATCTCCTAATCTACTTATTATCAAACAACAATGGTAAGAATTTTATAATATGCTCCTCTTTAACATTGAGTAATTTTAATAATGGACTTAAATTTTCAGCATGATGTAGGTGAAAATCATCAATTGCTTTCTGTAAGTCTTTCTTGTTTTTTGCTAACAAAATTGGGTAAAATTGTTTATTATTAAAATAAAATTCAATCTTATCAATTTCTCTTCCTTCTACTATTAAGTTTGTAAATTTGCTCATTTATTATCTCCTTATCTTGCCTTACCTAATATATCTTTTGATGGATATTTCAATGAAAATATTGAAGGGTCTAAACTTGGGAATACTACACCATTTTTGGTTGCCGCTTCAAGTGAATATAAATTGCCATCATACCCTTCTGATTCCAAATACTTATTAAATATTCGAACATCGTTTACATTTCTTACACCTTCAACTGCCAATAACTCATTCATTATATCAGAAATAATTATTGGTTGATTTATTTGCCATTTCTTAATATCAAAAATTTCAGTCACCTTGTCAATGCACTTTAATAATATTTCGTTCTTATTGTATTGTGGAAATGTAATAATTTCAAACTTTACACCAATATTAATAATTCACGCATCTAAAATATTAATAGCATCGGTTAACATTCTATATCTATCTAAATAAGTTTTTATATTTCTCTTAACGGCAGGATTTAATTGTGTTAGTTCCATATTTGCATTATATCCCAATGTGTATAAATTTAATGCCAATGGATTTATAATTTCTTCACTTCGTTTGTTAAATTGAGTATCTTGGGCTATATACACTTTAGCAATAGAGCCATATTTTGCAGGCATTGACATTGCTCTTGTAATATAATCTTCCTTTGTTACTGCCCTATATTGTGTTGCAAAGTGAGCCAAAGCATTTTGTCTAATTTCGTCTGTTGTTTCCGCCGAACTACCCCCACTTGCACCTGTTGAGTTTGATACGGCAACTGAACTTTTCACAGCGTTCACGGTTGCTACAGCTAATCCCGTTGCTGGTTCATCAAACGAAATATTTGAAACTTTTGTAATTTCGCCTTGAGCAACATTTGAATCAATACCACCACCATAACTATATTCAATTGTTAATGTTGTATCATAAGGTACTTGCCCGTATGTTTTTGTGTACATAAAGTTTGATGGGTCTATAGCACTATCTATGCCACTAACATCATTAATTGAAATGTTGTTATAATCACTTGGGTTTGGAATAATAATCTCATCAGGATTGTCAGAAATGCCAGCACCAAATTGTAATTGCACTTTATCATCGCTTGTAATTCTTTTAACAAATCTATTTGGAACTTTTCTTAATTTAAGAAGATATGGTACTGAACCACTATACTCTTTGTAATCATCCCAATGTATATTTGGCTCATCAATGAAAACTGCATCTTGTGCCAGGAATGGAACTTCATGTCATTTATCACTATCCGAATCGATGATGCTTTTTATACCAATAATATCGTCTCGCAATAATTCCATCTTCCAATATTTTTCTGGATTGGTTGGCGTTGGGTATGTCTCTGTTGCAATTTCGGCAGAATAAACTTGTACTTGTTTTTTAAGTAAAAAGTATGTTGCGTTGCCACTTCCATCATATTCATACACCGTTGGAGTCAAAGAGTTATCGAAATTGTTAAATATAATTGGCTCCTCTGTTCTAAATCTTATTGAATTATCACCAGTTGATGAAACTTCAAGCCCGCCATTTATTGTTAAAGCATAATTATAATCTGGCACTATTCTTTCAACACTCCCAGACCCAATTGCCGGAACAACCATATACACATCTAAAGTTGCACTTGATGGCGTTGTCACTTTTGGAATGTATCCAAAAGATTGTGCCAATATCATTACGTTTTCTCTTTCATCGGCTTGCGTAAGCAGTTGTTCTTTCATTTGATAATCTGTATAATATGAAAGTACGTCGCCAACATATGCGGCCATTTCAATAAACATCATACCAGGCGATTCAGCGTTAAAGTCATTATATGTATTTGGAAAGTATGTCTTTGCAAAATTAACTAAATCTTCTTTAAGTGCCCCAAATTCTTTATTCAAATATTTTATTTTTTTCTTTTCCATCTTATTCTCCGAATTATGCTACAATTATATCGACGTTCAAAGTATCTTGTTTGTTGCCATAAGTCACATAATTTACGGCAATATGGACTTTATTTCCATCATACTCATCAATTGATATTTCAACTTTATTTACTACAATATATGGCATTCATAGTTGCGTTTGCCCTAATATTCTATCTTTTAATATATCAAAAGGCGTGTTAAGATTGTCGATGTTTTCAAATAATGTTTTGTAAATATCACATCCAAAGTTAGGGTGCATAATTCTTTCGCCTCTATTTGTTAATAATAAGTGTTTAAGATTTGATTGAATACGTGCGTCACTTGTCAATGTTGGATTGAAATACCCAAACTGACTATTTGTGATTGGCTGATTTAATCCAATAAATCTTCGCTTATCATCTTTCATTATTATTTAGCCTCATAAAATTGCACCGCTTCAGGAAGACCTGTACTCACATTCTCTTTCATTTTTTTTAATGTTTTTCTATAGTCTTTCTTGAATACATTAGCAAGTGCTTTGTTATCCATTACCGAACCTTGTAATGTGTCAAGCCCTAAGTCTTCTGATAATGTAGGAATTTGTAATTGAACGTTCTCATTTAGCCCACCATTCTCTTGCATCAATTGATCGTTATATGCTTCTCCAAGTTGCTTCATATCAGGCGTTTTCGCCCCATACTCTTCAAGCATTCCTGGCGTTGTTGTTAGCATAGTTTGTTTCAACATCTTATTGATTACTGGGTCTTTTGAAAATACAATTTTTTTCTCAGGCTCACTATCGACTATTTGCTTTTTTACTACTTTCTTTCTCTTAACTGGTTTTCTACCAATAGGTTTTTTTGTTTCGACCATAAGGTTTTTGCGAAGTATTTTTTTGAAATTTTCATCAAGTTTCCTTTCAACCGTTTTCTCCGTAGTCCTTACAACTATTTCGATAATGTTGGCAATAAAACTTTCATTCAAACTTTCCTTTACCGCTTCCTTCATGATTTCTTTAATTTCTGATTTTTTCATTATAACTCCTATATTTATCTTTTATATAATTTCTCGAAGTCAACAGGCATAGTGACATCTTTTTCTAAATCTTTTGAGGATACTTTTTTGATTTTACCTTTATTTAATCTAACATCAAATACACTATAAAATCTTGCCAAAACTAATTTAAATTTTAAGAATGATTTGCCCTTTTTCATTCCAATTGTACCAATATATAAACTACCTTTGTTATCTTTAGCAATATATTTTTCTGTATTATCTTTTGTTAAATCAAAATAATATTCCGTTTCCTCTTTTAATCTTAATATTTCTTCTTTTATCATTTGCCTAACTTCTGATTTTTTCATTACGTCTTCTATTCTAATACATCAAATAATAAATTATTAACTTCGTCTAATAACTTGATTGCTTTATTTATTTTATTTTGTTCGAACTTTGCTAACTTTCCATTTTCCTTTTCATGTTTGGCAACTGCCGCTTTTATTTTCTTTTCTGTCGATTCAATACTATTAAATAAAGCATTATGTATTAATGATTCATTAATAATTTTTCTCATTCCTCTAATTTCTGATTTTTTCATTTACTATCCCCCTAAACAACTCCGACCCAACCTGTGCCGATTATTGTTTGCATATATATTTTTAAATTATTTATTAAATTTTTTACGAACGCTTCGAAATCATTTGTATTATACAGCGATAATACATCTGGATTCCCAGCATTAAGTACTACATTAACGGGAATTACAACTGGAACAGGTACAAACACAGCCCCTTGTCAATATAAATATACGCCTCTGTTAAATAGTTGCTTCATATTTTCAATTATTGCAACATTATTTCCAGTTTTCCCAATTTTGAATGCCGCAATTCACATCTCTTCTAACATCTCACTATTCGCCCTTACTAACTTCTGCCCACTTGTACTCATAGCACTTGTTGTCATAGCATAATGATATATTTGCGCTAGGTACTTGGCAAAGTCCTCTTCATTTGCAAAGGAATAAAATTTTGACCTTTCTAAAACAGATATTTTAATTAATTCTCAATTTACCATAATATCTTACAATGTATAATTTTGCTTACTAAGGAATGACGATAGTTTACTTTTTATCGCTACAAATTGTGGTGTATTAATTGGTGGTGACGAAGGGCCAGTCCCAGTCATAACTTTTATTTTCGTTATCTCGTCAACTAATTGTTTTAGCAAATCTAACAAAGTATCTCCTTTTACAAGTTTTTCTTCTGCATCTAATCCAAGATAAATCGCTTTACTATTGATAATCGTTTCTTGATCGGAATTAATATTGAACGTTCCTTTTGCAGAAAAATTAATATTAGTGTTCGAATATCCAAGCAATTCATTATATTTCGCATTCAATATAATTCTATCAGAATTAATAATAATTTGCTTCCCGCTAAACTCACTTGGTGCGGAAAATGATTTCTGATTATTACATGCTATTGTTAATGGTATATTTCTATCAGAAGTGAATCATATAGATGAGAAATCCTTATTAATGTCTTCTACTATTGGTGCCAACTTTACGGTGCTTATATTAGGCTTTTGGCCGTTCCTAATCAAAACTTCGGGCTCTCCAGTTTCAGGGTTGTTGCCGAATCTAATAGAGTTACCAAATCTTCCTTCATAAATTATGTCGCCTTCTTTTGATTCTAATGGGTGAATTTCATCGTTTGGTTTGATTTCATTTCCAAGCACCAAATCTTCTGGCTGTGTATATCCTGATGATGGAGTGTCTTTGAATTTTTTTGTTAAACTAATATCTTGCATTGCATTGTGATTGACCGAATTTAATAAATTTAATCTATCAAAATAATACAAGCCTTTTGGCGTTAAATCGGGACCAGCACTATCTATTACACCTTCTCTTGTAATGTAATTAGCAACAATAACTATCTCATGTTTTAATGGATAACTTTTAACATTTGCATCGCCTGGTTTTGCTCAATTTAATTTTGCACTATTATCGCCGTAGCCATAATTCTTTTGGCTATACAATAATCTTACTTGTATTTTCCCAATATCCTCATACGTACTAAAACTTGGATGCTGGTCATTTAATATAACATCTAATACTTCCGCTGGCTCTAATTCAAAAAACTTAACATC